TCCTCTTATTTTACATCTCAGTTTTCATTATATAGATTTCTTTAGGGTTAACAATTTTAGCACCGAATACATATAATCCTTTTAATGCATCTTGGAAAGCTTTTTCTGGTCTATATGCTTCTACCTTTTCAATTTGTTCAGCGAAAGCAATAGCTTTTCCTGTTCTTAAGATGTTATAAGTTACATCATCAGTAGTAGAAGCAGCAGCCTTTTTACCAGTAGGTAATAGATTTTCAATGCAAACAAAAGCATTGTTAATCTTACCAACAGCACCTTTCTTGATTATTTCAGGATTATTTGTAGATAGTTCGGTTAAAGATTGTCTATAAGTAGTAAAGACTTTTGGAGATACTTCAAGATATAATGATTCTGATACTGGAACATTATTCTCATATAATTTAGTAAATCCTGCTTCAACACTAGCCATAGCATTACTTGCAGTTAATGCAATAACTGATGAACTTTGTGCTAAAGCATCTGATGTAGCCTCTGTTGCAGTTTTTACAATAGAAGCAACATATTTATCTCCTTCTTCTTTTAATCCGATAGCAGATTGTCTTGAAGCTTCTTCCATTAAACCAGGAACTGATTGTGCTTTATCAATATCTTCAACCTCAAAATTAAAGTATCTGTATTGATTAAGTTGCAATAGTTGACTAGAATCAGTTAAACCTTCAAGTTCTATTTCTGTACCTTTAACATAATTCTTTATAGTAGGTCTAGAAACACTTAAAATCTTTACTTCTTTAGCATTCTTGCTATCCTTTTCATATTTGAAATCACAATGGTTTCTTAGAGATGTAATGGTATCCAATGCTTTTAAAATTGATTTACTCCAAATCGTTTGTTGGAAATTAGTTACAGCCATTTTAACACATCCTTTCTATATAGATAGAAATTATTTTTGAGTCATAGTCATAGATCTACGAACTGCTTCCCATATTTTAGGATTGTCAAGTTCTTCATCAGTTAATTTTCTTATTTCATCTTCTGTATAATAATCCTTAACCTTATCTTGAGCCATTGACTTCATACTTCCTATCTTTTCAACCGTTGGCTTAACAGGTTGATTTATTTTTGTATACATTTCATATACTGTTTTAATAGGTGTATTTGAATTAAATTGACTAGCAAAAGATTTAAAATTATCATCTTTTAACACATCATCTTTCACACCCAATTCTGCTAACTCTTTAACTTGTTTTTGATGAGTTAGTTCATCTGCAAGAGTGTTAAATACAACTTTCTCTCTAGGTGTCATTTTATCAACACCAATAGTGGCTAGTCTATTTGCCTCTTCTTGCATTTCTTCAAATCCTAAATCAATGATTTTAGTAGCCTCTGCTTTACCTAAAATCTTTTCATCTTCTTCAGAATATTTAGGCTTTGAATAAGCAGGTATATCAATTCCTTGTTCTTTATAGAATTCTCTCATTCTTTGATTAGATTCAGAGATATCTTTAGTTCCAAGGCCTGCCTTTAATATACTGTCAGTTTCTTCATATTTAGCTAATTTATCAGAATATTGCTTTTCCATCTTCCTTTTTTCTCTTTCAATTTTCTTTGGAAGTAAAGTATTTAATCTATCATTAACCATTTTTTCTACTTCTTCTGCAGTATAAGTTTTAACTTCTTGTTTTTCTTCCTCTTGAGAAGCGGTATCAGTTAACTCTATACCTTCCTCATTTTCTTCTACTGATTGAGCTTCAGTGTTTTCAGTTACATCTGTAACAGGTGTTTGAACATCATATTCTTCGTTCATTTTCTTTCCTCCTATTTTTTTAAGTGTTTGACTTCACTATTCCATCTTCTTTTAAAGTCTTACAATGCTTGGACTATTTTTTACTCAACTACATACCAATCTTCTTCTAATAAATCAGATTGACTAGCCAACCACATTTGATGAGTGCCATCAGCACATCTCATTTGTAAATATGGTCTACATTTAAATAAAGTTCCTTCTTGATATCCAAATGCTTCTGCAGTTTGTTTATTGCAAGGTATACCTTCTGGATAGCCTTTTTGTCTAACAACAAACATTCCTTTTCCATTCCAGTTCTTTCTTGCGACTTTTTTACCTTCTTTCAACTTTTCTAATGCTTCACTAAATGTCATATTTCCTCCATATAAAAAGCAATAACTATCTAGTAGCCATTGCTTGATTAATTAATTGATTTCCATATTGTCCTATACCTGTTATATCTTGCTGATTAGCAATAAAGTTATTGGCTTGCATTTTTAATTGCTGAGCCTGTGTTTGAATATCTGCTATTCTTTGCTGAGATTCTTTCATTTTCTTTATTGCTTCTTCTAACTTAGATTTAGGCATCGAACTGTCATCATCTAGCAGACTTACATATACTTCTAGTTCTGCTAGTTTTTCAGCAGTAAAGTATCCTGCCTTTAACATATTTTCTAACGATAACTCTTGTGCATATTTATCATAAGGACTCTTAGGTGTAATATCTATCTTTACATTTGCTTGTAGTTCTTGCAATACACTATAAGGTACCTTAACCGGTCTAGAACTTACTTCCCCAGTAGTTGGATTAGATTCTTCATAGTCTATTACTAAACCATCTGTAGCATATGTTTTCCACATATCTAACCATATTCTTGCCAATCCTTCTAAAGTTGCTTTTAGTGATATTGTTTGTTCGGTTACAGGCATTTGTGAGGCTCTTTGAACTGCAAGTATTGCTTTGCCACTTGCACTTTCTGGATTAACATCACCAGTAGCGATATCACCCGCACCTGCTAATTCTCTAGTAGTAGATATTAACTCATTCATTACCTTTTCGACATCTGCACTCATCTGTGCTGGTTGAAGAACTCCAATTGCTTTTTTAACATCATCTACAGTTTGGCCATTAACCTTAATAGTGCCTCCGACTTTGTCTATTGCATTAGGGTTTTGAACTTTAGATACATCAACAACCTTTTGTGGATAAGCAGTAGTTTTGGCAGATATTAATCTTCTCATTATGGTTTTGTTAATCTCTAACTGATTAGGTATTAAATATCTAACTTCGCCTTCTCCCCTAGCATATCCCTCTTTTTCTTCCCAAAGCATATGCTCTAACGGATAAAGGGTTAGTCCAGTGTCCTTGTCTTCTCTAATATCACAATATCTTGTTGCTTGACTAAAATGGACTGTACCATTTTCTTTATATAGCTTAGTGATGATAGTCACCATATCATCTTTTTCTTCTCTGGAATCTTCTCCAGCCTCTTCAAAAGTATCATTATCACCAACTATATACTTTAATTTGTCCTCTGATATTTTTGATAATTTAGCCATTTCAATAGTATTAATAACTGGTTTTCTATGTTTGATTAAAATATATGGTTGGTTTTGTATGTCCGAATCATTTTCATTGCCATAATACACATCGTTTTTTGACAATATTTCAACTATTGGCAAATTTGTTTCTTCATCATAATCTACATAAATAGGACATTCATCATTAATAGCAGAATGTTTACTTATGGCTCTGGTCTTATAGTCCATATTGTTTTTTTCCCATGTTTTAGCAGCTAATTTATTAAGAAGTTCGCAAGTTTTATTTGCCACTTCTTTAAACTCTTTATTCTCAAAGTTTTCTGCACTATATACAGCCATAAACTCATTCTCGTTTATAACACATATTTTATATTTAACTATGGGTTTAATTATATTTAACTGGATAGGCTCTATTCCACTAATCTTTAATCCAGCCCACTGATTACCATTGTACATTCTATAATTCTTATCAGTATCTGAATATAGATTCTTTAGTCGATTATAGTTTCTACCTTTTTCATATAATTCCCATATATCGGTTTCTTTTAATTCATTTAAATCCATCTTGACACCTCCTAACTAGGTATATCTTTCTGTCCTAGCCCTGTTCCATCATAGTTATCAATATTAGCCATCATAGTATCATAGGCATCTTGTTTCTTCTTTTGTTCAAAAGTTTCTATTTCATTTCTAACTATCTTAACAGGATTAATTTCTGGTATTTTTATTTCTTCGTTGTTCTTTAACTTTTGACCATTTTTAAGCCCTAAAGTATAAGCTAAAATTATAAAAACACCAAATAAAAAAAGTAATGCTATTGTTTCCATTACTTATCACCTTTTTTTGTTTTCTTTTTAGGTTTAGTTTCTTCTAATACTTCCTCTATCGCTTCAGTTATTATCTTATTAGTTTCTTTCTCTCCAATTAATTCATTACAAGTTTCTCTTAACTTTCTTAACATTTTCTTTTTCACTATACAATCACTATCTCCTCTCCATAATCAGCCTCTAGTGGCTCTTCTGACTTGAAATTGAATGTTTGGCTTACTTCTATCGGCTCAACATCAAATATTACTTGTGTCCTTGAATAATAGGCTATAGCAAGTCCCATAACCAAATCATCATGGGCTCCTTGTTGTGCTTCTGGCCTTCCTTTTTCATTTCTGACAAAAGTTAGCATCTCTTCAAGTGTTAATTTATCATTTATTAGTTCAACAGATTCACGAACTATTTTAACTAGTTCTGCTATTATAACAGGTCTTGTTAATGAAGTGGTCTTGAATCCATACGACTTGTCCATTATACCTGTGTATCTATCTTCTTTCTCTCTTACGAACATATTAGGATAACCTAACCTTACTAGTTCTTTATTAGGAAAACTGCTAAAATTACTTTCAATACACATAAGAGCAGGTGTTACTACACCAGTTTTTAAGTTTTTATTAGCATAATACCAACCTAAACAATACATTTGCCTTACATATAGATCCTCATCCATTTGATGTCTTAGCCTTGCAACTTGTTTGCCAGTTTTTGCATTAAGTACATGCCCAGTAAACCAGTCAGAGCCATCACCAGCAGTATCACCACCTATGCAATATTTGTATAGATTAGGCAATTCATATAGTTCTATGTAACCATTTTCATCATTTACCCATTTTACATCAGTAATCTTCTTACCAACAGGCATTGTATCATCATATTTATATTCAAAATAACCAGTCTTGATAGGTCTAGTTATTTCTTGCAACCTTCTGCTTACTGCTCTCGCATCAAATACAGTCTTTCCTAGAACACCCCATTGACCTAAGCAGTACACATTATAATAATACTCATCAGTATATTTATAACTTTCTAGTAGCTTCTTATAATCTTCGTCTAAGAACTTATTATCCTTATATGTTGTATGTACTATGGTTAAATTATCTCTTGGTACATCAAAGAACTTCTTTTTTAACCAATGATTAATATCAATCGGATTAAAAGATATAACTATTTGTTTTTTAGTTCCTTTACCTCTTAATCTGACATCTAATTGATTAAAATCACTTTCTAGTATTTCAGAAGCTTCTTCTATCCAGATATCAGTAAGTTCACCTTTACTAAAAGTAACTGATTTTAACTTTTCAACATCATCTAGTCCACTAAATATTATTTCATTGCCATTAAGTAAACACTTTATTCTTAGATCACTTTCATTTATTTTAAAGTGCATACCTAAATGCCATTTATTAATAACCTGCTTAAACAAAGCAAATGTACTATCTCTATTACTCTTACCAGTAGCACGAACTGTTAATAAGTTCATTAATTTTGAATTAAGTATTTTATATATGTATCTTTCAACAATGAAGAAAGACTTACCACTACCAGCGCCACCATAAAATATCAAATATCTGCTTATATTATCTAAATAAGGTATATATACATCATTAAATACCTTTTTTGATATTGATATTTTAATTTCTCTAGTCATCTAATTCAACTCTTATATTAAAATCTAAATCAGCTTCAACTTTTGTTGTATATTCTCCACTCATTTTATTAAGTGTATCCAAAGCTTTAAGTCTAGTGTCTAATTTTGTAGGGCATTTTATTGTATTTACTTTATCTTCATTAATATCAGTCATTAATGGTACATCTTCTAATATTTCACCATTTACAACTTTCGATAACCATATCATTCGTTCTTTAGCGCTCATAATAGTCTTATCTTCTAATTCTTTCAATAGTTCCTTATACCTTTCCTGAACCTTTGCAGAATTAAATAAAGTACTTGCATGCTCATCTATTGCTTTATCACTGTATTTAGATTTATAAACATCTTTATAAGCTTGCCTTTGACTCATACCCTTAATTATGTTTTGAATAAATTTTTCTTGTCTCATATTTAAAGCCATCTTCATCACTTCCTATTTTTATACAAGTTTGCCTTCTTGTTTTTCTTTTTACCCCTTTTTGGTGTTTCTTCTTTACAAAACAAATAATCACTACAAGTTTTGCAAGTATTATTCTTCATACACTTTTTATAGTTCATACTAATCAACCCTTTTTTTGCATAATAAAAAGACACTAGTGTGTCCATATTCTGATTACATACTAAATGAAAAAGAAAAATATCATTTAATAGAGTAAAGGAGGTATGTAATCTCGTATTAGTAAGTACTATACTAATAATATAAAGGTATTTATAGGTGTTTTGTTGGCCATACTCAACCTAACTCTCTTGAAAGTAATCACTAATCTTGTACTTTGATTTTTATAGTAATATTAAAAGCAAATTAACCTTAACTTTCAACCCGCGCTTTTTATATATTATCAGTATACTACCTACTAATAGGTAGTGTGAGGTATAATATGTGAACTATATATTATCACAATATCATTGTATACCTAGATTTGTCCGATTTTGTCCGAACTTTCATTTTTATATAATTTTTTCTTCATTTCTGAAATATAATCATATACTTGTGTTTTACTATAACCAACTAATTTATGAAATTTATACACAGATCTATGCTCTATCCATCTATAGATGTATATTTTGTCATATACATCCCCTTCTTCTTTCATTTTTATTAGCTTCTTCTTAAGCTCATAATTTAGCATGTCTCGCGTATTTCTACTTTGGTTAATCAATTTATCAACTTCATCTATTTCACTCGTGTAGTTAATTAAATTAGTGTCTGGTGAAGTATTTATGGTTACCATAACTTCTTTAGGCTTTACCGCCCCTGGCATTACAGATAATATTAATTCGCTTTTCTTTTCTAATGCTTCGTTATAGTTTCTCTCTGCTTTTTTGAATTGCTTTAACAGCTCATTGTATTCTATATACATTTACTTCCCCTTTCCATAACCTTATTTCCCCTGATATTGTTAATCATTTCTAATCATATTTCTTTTTAATAAGCATACAGCTTGTTTTAATTCACAATCATGAGTTAATTGTTTATAATATTTTTCACTAGTTTCTACTATTCCTATTATCTTTACTAGATCATAATCATTTTTATTTCCTACTATTGCATAATCTCCTACTACTGGTTTCAATTGCATATGCGATATATCCCAGTAAAAAATAGCACCATTGTTTAATTTTCCTAATATTAACTTCATTCTTTCTCCTCCAATTCTTCATCTATGTCTCTTATTTGTTTAGCAAAATACTTGGTATAGAAATTATCTCCAAATTGTTTTGCTAGTTTATATCTTTCTAGAAAAGATTTTCTTATCTTTAATAGTTTTCTTCTTCTATTTTGCTCCATTATTTCTTACCTTCTTTAACTAAATAATTGTACTCTTCATTAATTACTGCTTTGAAATAATGGTCACAATATGTGCTGTCAAATTCATCAGTACAATGTGCTATAAACAAATCTTTATACTTTTCTTCCCATTCCTTAGCACCACAATAAACATAATTGCTATGTTTACTATCGTATCCCATACTACAGTCTCCACATCTTGTATGGATATAAACTACATCTTGTCCAACGAACGAATCATATAAAGATGTTTGTTCATCACTATCATCTCCATATTTTTCAACTAATCTCATAAGTTCATATCCCCTGCAACGAGGTATTTCACCATAGTTTTTTTTAATATAATTACTTAACTTTTCATCATAAGTATTTTCAAATGCTTTTAAATCCATTATCTTCTTCTTCCTTTCATTTTTTCTTCTTGATATATCTCTAACACCCATTTCAAGTTAAGTAATGCACTCTTTACTGTTTCACTTGCTGGTAAACTTAATAAGTAATTTATTTTTAATGATATCTTTTCTTCAAAAGATAGACCTTCGTAGTTTATATTTATATCTTTCATAATTCCTCCAAACTTAATAGCCTAATAACATTTTTATCTGTATGCCCATCCCATTTAGGAGCATTCTTNNNTAGGAGTATTAATTCCAACTATAAAGTAATTATCATACATAGTACCATCCTCGTGCTTTTTGGATTTCCATGAAATGTTTTTATTCTGATTACATATAACTGCAAATAATATCATCCTTTGAAAATATAAACTATCAAATGTATGGTATGTATCACTCAACATTCCTTCATAAATTAAATCTTTACTTTTTAATTTATATATTTTGTTATTTATTTTTCTAGCATTTTCACTTTTTATATATTCTAATTCTTTTCTTTCATCATCTATTGGTTTAAGCATAAGTTTTTCCTCCTTATTCAACATAATCATCATAAATTTTTACAACACAATCTATTTTTTCATCTTTTTTTTTATAAAGATTAATAGTAGTTTTGTCTGTATCAATAATCAATGAATGATAAATTTTTAATAATTCTTCAAGAGTGTTTATTTCTTTGACTTCTCTATAATCCCAATCACTTGCTTTTTTTATTACTGCTTTCATTACTTTTCTCCTTTTAATTTATTTACTTCATCAATTAATTCATTGATTCTATCAGCAAACATTAAATCACTCTTCGAATAACTTAATTTTTCACCTTTATCATTTGCTACATATTCTGTATTGATGTCATCAATTAAAATCTTTATTTTTTCTATCTTTTTATTTTCTTCTATTATTTCTACTTCATTATTTATAAAAAAACCTGTCTCCTTTTTAAATAAATCTTGAAATAGATAAATATATTCTTCATCAATATCATTTCTGTAATAATCTTTTGCAACTTTATCATATTCCCAAACATAACCTTCATATTTTATCTTTTTTGGCATTCTTTCGCCTTGCGATATTTTTACCAGTAAATCTATTATTTTCATTTTTCATCAAATCTCCATTCTACATAACTTTTTAAATACCTTATATGTATTGTTATTTTATGACTATTAATTTCTAATATAGTCCACTCTATTTGTCCGATATAATGGGTAGTTCCTTTGGTGTTTGACATTATGTTATCTATTATAAAGCCAATAGTTGAATAATTTAAACTAGTATTATTTATTATTTTCATACTTTGTTGCATCCCCCTCAATAATATTCGCTAAGTTTTTTAAAAGTTCTGACAATACTCAATAATTCATGATAAATAGTATCTTCTTTTATTTGAAATGATTTATGTTTTATATCATAAAACACTACATTGCACATTTTTATTTCATATTCATCTTCACAATACATATATAATTTGTCATCTTTTATTTCCACTTCAAATTCTTCTATAAAATCAAGTAAAGGATTATATGTATTTGTTATATTTCTATTTTCTTTATCTTTTACAACTTGATAAATAGTTCTATATGTAAATATTACTATATTTTTAAAATCTTGATTAAATATCATTATTTATCATCCTACTTTCTAATAAGTTCTTTTATAAATATACCAATCACACCAATTACAAGTATCATAAATATTGTAATCAAAATTAAACTAGTCCAATCTATAAAATCCCAATCAATTTTGTTTGTTTCTCCAGTGCATATATTTATGTATTCATAACTTCCTATATTAGTTCGTTCTACTAAACAACTACTCAAATTTAAATTTATCTCATCTTTCATTTATTCCACCTCTTTTATTTTTAACATTATTTATACCCCATTCCTTCATATTCAAGAAATATTGAGCCATTATATTTGCCACATTTTTTACAAATATGATATCTTCTTTCACCACTTACTAATAAAGATTTGGTATCTGCATAATACTGATATTCATGCTTACAAAATAACCTTATAATGAAGTTCTTTCTCCAATTAATAGATTTTATAATTGATTTTTTGCTCATTATCGCACTTCCTTTAATATATTTAGTAGTTCATTTATACTAACATAGTCCAAACTTCCATCAGCTTTTCTTATATCGATACTAATGTCAGGACTGTTTATATATTCTATAGCTTTATTAATTACTTTTTTTTGCTTTTTGACTTGTTGTTCATAAAAATTTATTATTGCTTCAAGTTCGTTCAAATCTTTATAAGTAAATGAATAACCTATTTTTGACTTAAAACCACTCATAAATATATCTTTTCTATCCATTATTCTTATTTCTCCTTTTCATTTCTTTATTCATTCTGATACCTCTTTTATTTTTAAATATAAATCTAATAAATCAGGATTATTTAATAACATTTTACTTTTATCGACAATGTCTAAAAAATTATTAATTACTTCTTTTTGCCTCTTGTTTTCTTTTTGTAATTGTTCGTAAGTTGGCTCATTATCCTGTCTTACAATAAACGATACATCTTTAGATAAATCAGCATATGAAAGCCTACAACCAAGTATTGTTCTATTATCTGTTATTTTATCTTTTATATCTATTAAATTATTGTTTAATACAACTTCTAATCTATCAATTAAGCATTCATTTCTCATTTTTATTATTGCTTCTTCTATTGCTCCAAAAATATGTTCATCAGGTTTAATATCATCAACATTAATATCAAAGGCTCTCATTTCTTTTTTAAAAACTAATTCTTTATTCATCATTCCACTCCTTTATCATCATAATTAATCCTATAATTGCTCCTATACCAATTAACCCCCAGAATATTAATGGTATATATAAAATCATTTAGTCCTCCTTATTCCAGCCTAATTCTTCAAACATCTCTTTAGCAGTCATTATCAATATTGCCCCTTTCTTTTGCCTTTTTAATAAAATCATCTGTATTAGTTATAAAATAATATTTTCCTATCAGAAAAAGCAATCTTATTAAAGGTATAAAAGATAATAATAAATAATCTATCATAGTTTTTATATTTCCGTATATTTTTGAGTTATCATTCATCTCTTTTCTAAATTTATCTCTAGCTTTTATAAATTGTTTTCTCATCAATATTCCACTTGCCATATAAACAATGAAATATATTAATACTGTACTTAAATAAAACTTGAACATTATTATCACTTCCTTACCACTTATAAGTCCACATCAAGTAAAGAATATAAATGCTTGTCATAGCAATTCCTAAAAAAAATATTGTTATTAGAAATATGCACACATTTTCGCGCTTTGCTTTTCTTTGTGCTTGCCTATATTGTATTTCTTCTTTTGTTAATCTTTTTTTTGGTATTCTTTTCTTAATTTTCGGAAACTTTTTTTGTAATTTTTTTATTTCGTTTTCAGTTAATTCCCTGGGTTTCATAATTTTCTAATCCTTTCTGGTCTACTATTTTTATCCATAGATCCATTTCCTAAAGTACAACCATACTTTTTAATTTGATAGTTTTCTATTTCTACAACTAGCTTGTCCAAATACTTAAAATCACCATGTAACTTCTTAAACTTTGCTCTAAACATACTTGAATTAATCATTGATTTATCTTTATAAAGGTTGAAGTAGAACTGTAACTTGAACTCACTCTCGTTCATCTTCTCCATCCCCTTTATTCTCTAATTTTTCCTTTTCCATATCCAATGCATCAGATAATTTCTTTAACTCTAGTATTGAATAATCATATCTAGTATCTTTCATGTTAGATATTACATTTATTCTGTGGGGTAAGTATGATTCAACTAGCTCTAATATTTTATTTCTACTTTCAAGAAAAGTATTTCTCTGTTCTATCTTGTCATATTTTCTTTGAAGCATTTTTAGTCTTTCTTCTGCAAAGTTTTTATCTCTTTTTAGTCTTTCTATTTCTTTTTTATTTCCTGCTAACTCTTGAGCAGTTCCAATATCTAATATTTCCCCTTTCATTTTTTCCTCCTCTATTTTCACTACACAATAACCATTTTTACTTCTTTTTCTGTGTGTTGGTGTTGTATAAAATGCTATTGTTTCAACTCTTACTTTTAGTAGTTCTGCTAATTCTTTTTTTGTTCCGATTCCAACAAGCTTTTCTCCTTTGTATAAAGCATACTGACTATTTCTTTTCATACAATAGTTCCTCTAACTTTTCCATTGTTTCCTTTAAATCTAAAAGTTGAGGAGCAGTTTTAATTTGCTTACCATTTTTTAGCATTGATAAATATTTTAATGCTTTTTTTATAATAACACTGTAATCCCTCATTAACACCACTCCTCTAATAATCTCTCTAATTCAATATCATCTTTAGTTTTTATTCCTAAATTTTTAGCTTCTTGTACTACGCCATTTAAGAGAATACTCATTTCTTTGGTGTCATACTCACTACTACCTTTGTAAATTTTATAATGGTTAAACTCTTTACCATTTAAGATGCTAGTTCCAGCCAATTTATAATATTTAAAGTAACCTTTAACATCTATTTCAGATAATATACTTACCATTTCAGATTGTCCATAATCTATTAGCATCTGTAGATATACTTCTTCTTTTGACTTGTTAAGCACATTTCCTATTTCAGTTACTAATTTCCAAAGATAAGCATTTGCATTTAAGCTTCTCTTTTCTCTATGTTTATCTATTTTTACATCGTAGACAGTATCTTTATCTAATCTAAATATTAGTGGTAAGAACTTTTCTATCTTTCCAGTATCATCTATCATAAAAGGCCTCTTTCATAATTTTATTCATTATTGTTTTCAATTTTTTTAATTAAAATTTTACTTTTTAATTTTGTTTCTTCTACTAGGTCTTTATTTGTCAGATTGAAATTATGTTCTTTGGCAATCGATTTAATCAAAACTTGACAAACTGCTAAAAGGTCTATACCCAAAACAAAACCTCTAATAACCTCTGAACTAATAAAAATATTAACAAATGCTAAACCGGCTGCTAGCCATAATATTACTGATGTAATAGTAGTAATTGATTTTTCAACATTATATTTTCTATTTTTCTTTGCAAATTTAAGTAATTCTTTTTCAGAATTATCCTCCGAGTTCATTATTTCGGTATTCTCATTACTAAAATAGATTTCTAAGTCATTATATTTTCTAAATAGTTTCCAATTTCCGTGGTTATCAACATACAAATGGAACCTCTCTCCTAATAGTTTTCTTATTTTCTTTTCTTTTTTTAATTTCATTTTTAAAACCTCCTAAAATGGTAAATCATCATCATTAATTTGTACTTCGTTTCCAAAGTTAGCAAATGGATCGTTTGCTGTAGGCATACTATCAATTTGTTCAGTAGTTATTGAGCCAGGTTTTACTGGTGGCTCTAGATTGTTTATACTATCATTACTACCTTTACTATCAAGAAAAGTAACATTTGATACAAACACTTCAGTAACATATACTTTCTTACCATCTTTATCATCATAATTTCTAGTTTGAATTCTTCCCTCTACTGCCACTTGATTACCTTTCTTTTGATATTTAGAAAGATTCTCCGCTAGCTTGTCCCATACTACACAATTAATAAAATCTGCCTTTCTCTCGCCATCATCATTTGTATATGGTCTATTTACCGCTATAGTAAATTGGCATACTTCTCTTTTTGTGTTTTCTGTCATTTTAAGTTCAGGATCTTTAGTTAATCTTCCAACTAATATTGCCTTGTTCATTTCTTAATTCCTCCTAATAATTTCATTAATTTATCTTTAAATTCTTCCCTTTCATTGATGTAAACATATTCTCCACACCAACTACATAATTTTTTAATTCTTTTTTCAAAAGGATAAATAACAACTGAATGACCACATCTACACATATGTTTATATTTAGCTATTTCATCCGATTTTTTTATTATTTCTTTATTGTTCATACAGACCAAATCTTATGTCTTTTCCTATTTCATCATAATCAGGTTCACAAACAATTTTCTTCCTTTTAAGTTCTTTTTTTAAACTACTAATTTCAGTAAGTAAATCATCAATAATACATTCTGCGCTTTCAATTGAAACAAAGCCATCTACCGATTCATAATCAGTAAGTGTTATTTTTTCTATTTCATCTATCTTTTCCTGTCCTAACTTCATTTTTATTCCTTTCCTTATGCTCGTGCATAAACATGTATTTAGAATTATTTCCCATATTATTCATTAACCATTCAGATGTATATTCTTTTGATAAATGAGTATTAATAACTCTACTTTCATATATTTCGTTTACTGCTCTACTATGTAATTCTTCCTTGCTTTCATAATTACCTTCAACTAGGTACAAATCATAGTTTTTTGCAGTAATACCTTCTAATGTTTTAGTATCGGTCATGTAAATTATTTTTTTATCATTGATAAATATTCTGTATCCACAATTAGGTACATCGTGATATAACTTAATTGGTATTATTTTTAATATTCCATAATTATATTTCTTTCCAATTTCTACCACATCAATATTTTTTTTATTCACTCCACATTTAACTAAATCTTCTACTAACCACTTACAACATACAAATCTTAATGTTGGTCTTTCTATAGCTAATTTAGATATAGTTTTTTTGTTAAAGTGATCTTGATGGATATGAGTGAGAAGAACTATTTTAAGTTGCTTATAACATTCATTTAGCTTTTTAAATGATACTCCACAATCAATTAAAATAATATCTTCTAACACTATAGCATTTCCATCCGAACCAGTATTAATAACCTTATAGTTCATTCATATCTACTTCTTCGGCTGATACCTCTTCATATTCAGCATCAACTACCTCTTCTTGATTAATTATCGGTTCTTCTTTTATCTCAGGTAAATCAACATTCATTTCTTCTGCTTCATACATACCTGCTAAATCTTCTACAAAGGCTTCTCTTAATGCTCTTACTTTGGCTACTTTTTCAATCATAGTAGCAGGCTGCTTAGTCCAATTTGCATTAGGAGTACCATCACTCTTTTTTTGGATAACTTCTTCTAAAGCGACACTACAATAAATTGAATTTTTCCAATCTTTTCTGAACACTTCAGCCCAACCACCAACTAATGTTTCATTAGGTAGTTTAAATGTTCCTTTTCTTTCTTTTTCTTCGCCAGATTCAGTTAGTATAATTATTCCTGACTTCATACCATCGTATTGGTCATTAAGAACTGCTCTTTTTAAGATTGCATCCTTACCAACAACTATACTTGCAGGTTGCTTATTAGAATATTTAATTAAATATGCTTCTCTTAAAAATGGATTTAATTTTCTTACTTTACAAAGTTCGGTAAACATTTTAAACTCTGGTAAAGTTATTTTAACATCTGTACCTACTATGTATTGTTGTACTATTGTAGGTGTAA